GTTGCCGATCCATCTGCTCCAAATGCCTTTGTAAACGGTATCATGGAAGGCAGAGAATGGATGTTTGTTGAAGGATCGTGGCAAGAAAGAGAAGCTGCCGAAGCAAGAAAACTTATTAAAACATCACCTTCCAGACTTCTTAATAGAAATATTGTCAACGTATTTGAAGAATATTTTCGTAAAATAAAATAATGTCCCACTTACCAGAACAAGCCAAGTTATATTTGGTTGAATCTTTAAATAATAAAATATTTGAAGAAAAAACCAAAGAAAAAACATTTAAATCAATTACTGGTTCTGATCCAGGAATGGGCGTTGGTACACCCGAACCAAAAGGTAAGAAAAAAGAACCAAATGTATTGTTTGGGGACACCGAAGATTTTAATGTTGCTGGAGTTTCACTAAGTCCAGAAGTTGTTGCAACAGGATTATATGGTGTAGGAAAGGCTGCTGATTATGCAGCCGATTGGCTTGATGCCTCTGGAGCACAAAAACTTGGTGGTGCTGCTGCAAAGGCTATCAACGCATCCGGTGTTGGTAATAATAAGGTTCTTGGTGGTATAGTAGGTGCAATTGGCTCAGGATTAGTTTCTGCTATCCCCGGCGCAGCATCAACACTTTTAAGACAAGTTTCAGATATAAGTGGTGCTAATTGGTTTGATGCAAATATTAAGAAAATTGGTAGAAGCACACAAGAATTGGCTGCACAGGGAGCCGGAAGCCCATGGACTGCTCTTGCAATACCCGGACAAGCAAGATCTGAACGAAAACCATATGACCCAAATAAAGAACAAGATGATGCCATAAAACAAGCTAAGCGTGAAGATGAACTTCAACGCTTCTCTGAGAGAGATCAAGATAACGCTATAAGACAGGCCAGAAGACAAGAAGAGATTAAAGGTTTGCGATCTAAGGGTTATAAAATTCCATAAGTATCAGAACTACTAAATAATTTACAAGGATTCCTTTTTATGAAAAACACACGCAAGAATAATATTACAGAAGAAAACGCAGCCATGGCTGGATACCCAATATCCGCTGGTGGCTCAGATAGAGATATGTCGGGAAGAGGCTCCCAAATTGCATCACCCATTGTTGCTGGCATTCCTGCAGTAATGGCTGGAATTGGTAAGCCCGGAGTTCCCGCAACAATGTCTGCTTCAGCTGGAATGGCCGCTGCTCCCAAGCAATCTTCTTCCGATGAGTCTGAAGAAGAAACCGAAGAAGTCGAAGAAGGTGGCGAAAATGAACCCGTTGAAACTAATGAAGAACTAAAGGCAGAATTTCATGATGCTTTGATTTCTCTTCTTGGTGAAGACGTTTCTCCATCGCTAATCAATCAACTAGAAGCTATCTTTGAAGCAGCCGTCACTGAGCGCGTTGAAACCAAAGTTGCCAAGATTCTAGAAAACGTTGATGGTAATGTAAAGAATTATCTTGATAATGTCACCGAATCTCTAGTTGAGAAGGTTGATGATTATCTAGATTACGTCGTAGAAGAATGGATGACCGACAATGCTGTTGCAGTTGAGCAAGGTGTCAAGACACAAATTGCAGAAAACTTCATCAGCGGTCTAAAGAATCTCTTTGAAAACCACTACATCGACGTTCCTGCCGAGAAGTACAATGTTCTTGATGAACTCTATGCTTCAAACCGCGAACTAGAAGCTAAACTCAATGAAGCCGTTAAGTACAATATGAACCTCAAGAAGGAAGTTTCTTTGACAGAATGCGCAGGCATCTTTGTTGCTGAAACCAGAGAACTTGCAGATACACAAATTGTCAAGCTACAAAATCTAATGGAAAATGTAGCCTTTACCAGCCCCGAAGAATACCGCGAAAAGCTCGTTGCTATTCGTGAAAATTACCTAACTCGTTCTCGTCCAGTTTCCTCAAGAAATATTGAACCAGAGCAAACTTTCGTTCCCGTCAAACAAACATCAACAAACCTCGTAGAAAACTACGCTGGTGCACTTGGTAGACTCAATAAAAAAGTCTAAACTTTCACTTTACTAAATAATTTTACTCAATTAGGAGATAATAACTACAATGAATTTTCAAGAAAACACACCATATGACATTCTCACAGAAAAGTGGGATCCTGTCTTAAGTCATGAAGCCCTTCCCGCAATCAAAGATGACTATCGCAAGAAAGTCACCGCAGTTCTTTTAGAAAACCAAGAACAAGCTCTTCGCCAACAACATCTCTATGAAGATATGGGTGGCAACGCCAATCTTGGTGGCCCATCCACTTCAACCGGATACAACACCGGTGCAGTATCTGGTTATGACCCCGTTCTAATCAGCCTCATTCGTCGTTCTATGCCAAATCTAATGGCATACGATATCTGCGGCGTTCAACCAATGACTGCCCCAACTGGCCTCATCTTTGCTATGCGTGCTAATTACCAATACGCTGGTACTGGTAAGACTTATGCTGAGTCTGGTTACGTTGAAGCAATGTTCCAAGAACCACAAGCTTCTTACGGTGGTTCAGGTTGGACTTTGGGCTCAACCTTTGCCAACTCTAAGGGTCTATCTGCTGGTTATAATGCTGCTGCAGGTATTATTCCAACTGGTACCGAACTCCAAAATCTCCGCGCTATCCTAACTTCCAGTGGTGAAGGTATCGGTAACAACCCCCTCATCGCAGGTGCTTGCGGCGCAGGCATTGGTTTGAAGTATACCAATGGTCAATATGCTACATGGAATCAAATGGCATTCAGCATCGACCGCGTTGCTGTACAAGCCAAGACCCGTGCTCTAAGCAGCAACTATACTGTCGAACTAGCCCAAGATCTCAAGGCTGTTCACGGTCTAGATGCCGAAGCAGAGTTGGCTAACCTACTCAGCACCGAAATTCTTGCCGAAATCAACCGTGAAATCGTCAAGACCATTTACTACGTTGCTAAGAGTGGTTCACAACAAAATGACCTCACAACCAAGGGAACCTATGATCTTGATGATGATTCAGATGGCCGTTGGTCTGCCGAACGTTTCCGTGGCTTAAGTTTCCAAATTGAGCGCGAATGCAATGCAATCGCCAAGGAAACCCGCCGTGGTAAGGGCAACTTCATCATCTGCGATAGCGATACCGCAGCCGCCCTCGCAATGTCTGGATTCATGAGCCTAAGCCCTGCTATCTCACCACAAATCAATGCTGATGATACTCAAAGCACCTTTGCTGGTGTTCTAAGTGGTAAGATCAAGGTTTACATTGATCCATATAGCCCACTCGGTTATAACTTCTTCGTTGCTGGTTATAAGGGTGAATCGCCATATGATGCTGGATTGTTCTACTGCCCATACGTTCCGCTACAAATGGTACGTGCAGTTGATCCAAATACTTTCCAACCTCGTATTGCCTTCAAGACCCGTTATGGTGTAGTTGCTAACCCATATGTTCTCAATAGCAGCAACGTCCCAGACGCTGATACCTTGACTGCCGGTCTCAACCAATACTACCGCTTGACCAGAGTTACCAACCTCCACGGTAACACCATCTAATTGATGGGGTCTTGAGAAAAGTAGGAAACCTTTCGAAGTCCTCCCCAGAAATGGGGAGGACTTCTGTTTTGGGATAAATAATTTTATGAGCTGCAATTCAAACATCAATCCACTTTACAACAGTTATTTTACCTTAGTCTTTGGAAGAGGTACAAAGCAGTTTGAATTGAATTGCCAGAGAGTCAATCTTCCCGGATGCACCGTACCAGACACAGCACAACCTACAATTTTTGGAACAACGGTACCAGTTCCAACTATGCAATTTAACTATGAAACTTTAAATGTAGAATTTATAGTTGATTCAAGATTGGAAAATTGGAAGAGTTTATATTCGTGGATGCGCAATTTGGCAAATATTGAAAACGACGACCAAAACAATATCAAATATCAAGATTGGCACAGAAGTGCAAATTTATTAATATACGATCCAACATCAACTTGTACAAATTTAACAGTAACTTTTAAATATATTGTTCCAACAAATTTAAGTGGAGTTATATTTCAATCAGATAGTGCTGATGCGATTTTGCAAAAAGCAAGTTGTAAATTTAAATTTTCGTATTATACGTTAGATCCTGATGCCCCCGATGATCTGACAAATCAAGTTTAAAGATAATCTTTAGGATCATCTGACCAGCTTTCAGCTGATTTTGGGTCCCCTTCTGGATTAAAAGGCAGTTTTTTAATCTCAGGATTCATTGTACGGCGTTTCTTTGGTTTGGGTGGGCTTGGAGCCTCTTCTTGTGGAGTATCCATTATAGCCGATTCTGCTTCAGATTCTTCTATTTCCTCAATATCATCATCTTCTATTAAAATTTCAGCAGCTTCAAAACTATCGATCATGTCATTTACAAAATTTACAAAATCTTCATTTGTAAAAAGATCGTTCAACATTTGAAGCCCTGCTTCATGGCCAAATTTCATATCATCTGGCATTGGAGCAATTGTTGTCTTCGAATCTGTCTGCATGGTCATGAAGAATACTTCATACATTTTTTCTAATTCTAATGCTGGAGAACCCATGTAGACTATTACATTTCGTGATAATGAAATTTCATAACCACGTATGTTTGAAAGATAGTTTGTAAGTTTTACGTATTCTATTAGTTCACTTTTTTCATCACGAACTACATATGTTTCAATACGAGCAGGTAACTTAATTGAAATTCTATCGGGGTATGCTTCATTTACCATACCAATTATTTCTTCACCTGAAGTAAGCTTAACAACTCGCAATACACCGCCAAAAGAATTCTCGGGAAGTGATTCGGACATATGTATGTCCTCCCTTCTCTATTATTTATCTTTTAGGGTGTCCTTTAAAGACATAGAAAAGATCTTATGATCAAACTTTTCTTTTTTGTATATCTTTACACGTTCTTCAAAGTGACGGAAGATATGATTCTTGTGTTTAAGCCAACACAAGTCATCAACAATATCAAAAACTTTTAATGTTTTCTTTTTTGCAGATACTCTGAGACCACGACCAATGCTCTGTAGCAATCTAATTATAGACTTAGTAGGCGAGGCAAAAATAATATTGTCGATATTAACAATGTTGATACCAGCGCTAGTAGTGCCATAACTCGCAACCAGTATAGCATCTCTTTCCGTATCAACAACTTTTCTAATATATTCTCTTGTATCTGCTTCTGTTTTTCCAGAGATGAAATATATTGGTCTACCGCTTTTTGCTGACTCCAAGAGAGCGGCGAGAGGCTTGCCGTGATCTTCGACGTAATTGAAGAGGACGAGCGTGTTGCCTTTGGTTTTGAGGGCAAGTTCTTTGACAAATTCGTTCCTCTTCTTATTAGTTATAATCCACTTTAATTCGTCAGGGTATTTTTGTTTTTTAAGCAATTGTTTCTCTTCGTCGGTGTATTGCAACAGAATACAGTCGATCCCAATAGTGGCAAGCAATCCTTTGTTCATTAAGTTTTTTGTTTGAATGAACTGAATCGCGGGACCAAGAATACCTTCAATGCTAAGTCTATGTGCCTGTGCTTGGTCTAATGTTCCTGTCGTACCAATACGAAACCAAGCCTTAGCAAGCTTCTGTCCAATCATGTTTATTGATTCGGCTTTAGCCTGATGACACTCGTCAAAGAAGATGGCATCAAACTGATCAAACCATTCTCTGGGCAATTTATATATTGATTGCCATGTAGAGACTACTATCTGCTTATTAGTATCTTTATCCACCCCGGCTGAAATTTTATGAAGATATTTCTTGCAAGACCAAGATGGATCTTGAGAAGAATAATCAAAAAAATCAGAATCCATTTGATTCACGAGACCAACGGTTGGTACGAGAATCAAAATTTTGCGATTTGATGATAATACGGATTGTAGAAACCGGACCAAGACGTAGATTATCAAACTTTTGCCCGAACCAGTAGGAGAAATCAATACGCATCTGTGATGGTTCAAAGCATGCATAATAGCCTGTTGCTGATGAGCATGCATCTGTACGGGCTTCTTCTTTACCGATACCGCTAGGGTATCGTAAAATTGTGCAAGCTGTGTTTCCTTTATACATAAAGGATTCCTACTCTCTTTAATATTTAATGAGTATTTACGATCTTGAGAAAACTTATCAAGATATGTTTTTAGACCGCGAGGAAGAGTAGATGTAAGGATATCATATAACCGGATCTTTCCATCCCATATACGCCGTTTGAACATAGGCATATATTGGGCACCGGGTACCATGAACGAGAAATAATCTCGTAGTTCTTGCTTAATTCCTTTTTCTGTTTTGATGTAGTAACGGACTTCATCTACAGATTCAACTTCAATATCCACATAATATTTATACTATGCCGTTCATCATTTTTTGCCAGTCAATGGCAGACTTGATGTTGAAGTTTCGATTATTGATGGCCTTTAAAAATTCCTCAACCATCTTGACCTTAATTTCATTGACAGCCACTTTGGACTTCAATTCAACAATCTTGGGATCACCATCAATAAACTTCTCTACATCGGTCTTGAGTAGATCCAAGTCAAATGGTTCTTCCCCCCATGCTTCCAGTTCTTCTTTGGATGCTTTACCAGTCAAGATTTTCCACTTACGCAATCTTTGAATTGCATAGTCATTTTGGTGCTTAGTCAAAAGCAATTTAAAGTCTGTAAGCATATTAAGATACTTTGCGTGTATTTGAGGTATCTTAAGAGCCTCTACACCTAATTCTGTAGAGTCTATTTGGGAATCTTTAGTAATATTATTCTTGAGGTCTTCTAGATTCATTTGGTTTGGAGTATAAAGTACTTTAGGAAAAAGTCAACTAAATAACTTGACATCTTTATATGATGTATTATATTAATTGTGAGGTATTATGTCTAGATTATTAATTAAATTTCCAACAAGAAATAGACCAGAAAAATTTAAAAAAGTATTTCAACTTTACATTGATTTCCTTTCAGGAAAGCATGATGTAAAGTTTGTTGTTACTATGGACGAAGACGATCTCACCATGAACAACGATGAAATTAAAAATTGGTTAAATTCTTTACCAATTAATCTCAAATACAATTACGGTCATTCTAAATCAAAAATACAAGCTGTCAATGCAGATTTGGAAAATGAAGACGCTGATGTACTTCTTCTTGCATCAGATGATATGATTCCGCAAAGCCAAGGGTATGATGATATTATATTTAAAGCTTTTGAGCACGTATTTCCAAATTTTGATGGAGCCATTAAATTTGACGATGGTTTGAGAAATGACGAATTAATGACATTGTGTATCATGGGTTGGCCACTATATAAAGAATTTGGTTATATTTACAACCCCGAATATACTTCTTTATATTCGGATACAGAACAAACAATAGTTTTAAAGGCAATGAAAAAATTTGCTATGTCATCCATTTGTATTATTAAACACGAATGGACTCCAGCACCATGGGATACATTGCATGCTAGAAATGAAAATACCGAAATGTATGATAAAGATAAAAAAGTTTTTGACCGAAGAATGAAAGAATTTTTTACATCAAAATGAAATACCTGACATACTTAAACAGTGGTTGTAGAGATATTTGTGATAATATGTTAATTTCTGCTGAAAAAGTAGGAATTAAAAAATCACAATTTATTATCGTTGCATTTGATAGAGCAGTTTACAATTATTATATCAATAAAGGATATTTTGTTGATTTATTTGCTAATGAATCCGAAGAACCATATTTTAATTGGACTTGGGATAAAAATTCTAAATTTAGAAATTTAGTAAAAAATAAATGGCATATAATTAAAAAATATTATAATACAGATAAAAATTTAATGTGGTTAGATACGGATGTAGTTTTTATAAAAAACCCAGAAAGTTATTTACAAGAATTAAAACTACCAACATTTCAAATTGATTATCCTGTTAAATGTGCATGCACCGGATTAATGTATTTTCCTGAACATAGTTTATCAGAAAAAATTATAAACGATCTTGGTATGCAAACGATTGAAGATGACCAATTGGTTTGCAACAAATATTTGACAGAACAGTTATCACAAAATGATGTTGATTATTTTAATTTAAACTATTTTCCAAATGGTGGATATTTTTATGATGCCAAGGGAACAAATATAGAAACAGCAATAATGTTGCATTGCAATTATATTGTTGGGTTGGAAAACAAGATAAATAGATTGAAAGAAACTGGGGTTTGGTATCTGTGATTTATACTCGTGATGATTTAAGACCTATTCCAACGTATCCTGTATATCCACCGTATCATACTGGAGATTATATAGAGGATCATTTCTATAAAAAATTTATAGAAGAAATGCCTCTATTAGATAGAGATTATATAGCAATAAGTTGGACAACGCTTTATTGCCAAAATCAAGATCCAGAAATACAAAAATTTTTAGATTCTTTGGATAAATCAAAAAAATACTTTACCGTTTGTCAACATGATGATGCGCCAAAACATCAGTTGCCTCCAGATACACTGGTATTTTCTCTTTCACAATCACGCCGAAATCTTAAAAATTTAAATCCTATTCCAATTCCGGCAACATGTTCCAAAATACCATTACCAACAGAATCATACAATAAAGATATTTTTGCATCATTTGTTGGATCAATAACACATCAAATAAGAGTAGAACTTTATAATTTATGTAATACACAACCAAATTATTATTTTTCAGGACAACAATGGAATCCAACAATTCAACAATCAAAATTAGATGAATTTATTACTATTACTAATAGAAGTAAATTTGCTCTGTGTCCAAGAGGATACGGAAATACAAGTTTTAGACTTTATGAAGCCATGCAATTGGGTGCTGTGCCAGTTTATATAAGTGATGATTTCTTTTTGCCTTGGTCCGATGAATTAAACTGGAATGAGTTTTGTGTTATCGTGGATTCAAAAAATTTAAAACAGCTGCCTTCAATTTTAAATAGTATTTCAGAAGAAAAAATAAATGAAATGGCAGACAAAGCAAAACAAGTTTATTCAGAATATTTTACTCTGGATGGAACATATAAAAATATTGTAAAGAGATTAAAATGAAAAAAATACTATTTGTTATTGCCAACTATAAAGATAAACGCCAAGAGTTTTTTGAAACAAAATTTTCTCCAAGAAATAAACAATTTGCAGATATGCATGGATACGAATATATTGTTAGCAAAGGTGGAGAAGTGTTTAGGGAAAACCCCACATGGTGGAAATTCACTTTAGTTAAAGAGATGTTAGATAACGGAATTTTAAAAGATGGAGACGAATTACTACATCTTGATGCAGATATGCGTATTGATAAGTTTGAAAATGACTATCCATGTGATAAGTCATTTTCAGTATGCATAGATAATGGAAATTCATTTTGCATGGGGTCTTACAAAATGAAAATAAATGATTGGTCAAAAAAACTTGTGAATGATATTCTTGATGAAGACCTATGGAATAGAAATAAAAATACCCCACATTGGCAGGCTTTTAGAGAACAGGCCGCATTTTATACTCTATGTGGCATAATACCTCATAGTTGGGTATCTTTTCTTACATTGCCAAATTATGGCTGGCATCAATATAAAACAGAAGATACAAAATATTCAATAGAAGAGCTAAATTCTAATGTACAAATCTTAGGCCCCGAATGGAATACAACATTGCTCATAGAGGAATCTGATGAGATTGGACCAGCTTTAATGCAATATAATATAACTAGATCCAAAAAAGAAGATACAATTATACGTCATTTTGCTGGTGGTCAGCAATGGAGAATGTAATGAAAATTTTATATATAACAACTGACGAAAATAATAATTTACATAAACCAGATCGTTCTCAGGGCGATTATATGGAAAATTTAATTTTGCTTGGATTAAGAAAAATTCTTAAAGAGAATTGCGTAGAGTACCCAAGGAAGAAAATATTATATCATGATTTTTCTACAGTTTCAAAAGATTCATTACATGGAAAGGGATTTTCTCTTTATTATGAAAAAATGGAAGATATACCAGACCATTGTAGAGATTTAACAAATCAAACATTTGATGTTATCTTATATGGAACTGCATTTGCGTGGGGTATGGAAGATATCCCAGAATTAGAAAAAAAATGTAAGTTAAAATTTTATATTGACGGTCATGATTTATATGGGCATGCAACAGCTGGCAATTATATTCGATATAGTGGTGAAGTATTGATAGGAAATCAGGCAAAGCCATCATTTAAAGAACAACTTATTTTAGAAGAGCCTCATGTATACCCGACAGGAGTTGGTTTACCTGAAAGCCGAATACTACCCATCGATCTAAGCAAAAAATGCCAACTATATCAAAAAGCATATCCCAGAATGGCAAATTTTGAAATACCAAATGAATCAAATAGAGCACATTATATCTTTACCAATGAAGAAGACTATTATGAAGATATGTCAAAATCATGGTTCGGATTATCTTGTAGGCGTGGTGGTTGGGATGCAATGAGAAACTATGAAATTATTGCAGCTGGATCTGTTTTGCTTTTTAGAGATCATTATTTAAAACCAAGATACTGTTCTCCAGGTGACTGTCCAGCAATTTCATATTCCACAAAGGAAGAATTACAACAAATAATGTCATCTTTAATTGTTGATAATAAGCCAACTGATGCATATATAAATAAATTGAATGAACAACGTGATTGGTTAATAAATAATGCAACTGAGATTGCAAGAGCAAAATATATTTTAAGTATATTGGAGAAATATGTCAGCGGTGAAATTAAATATTGATGAGTTTACAATTTGTTTGCATTGTGGGTGTAATAGAGATTTAGTAAATAACCAAGTGCAGGCTCTTAAGCCCCTTGAATCAAATTACAAGATACATTGGAATAATCGTATAGATAGATACCCTAAAATGTATCCAACATATTCTCAATTGATAAATCATTCTGTGGTTACATCTCCTACAGAATGGATCGTATTAATAAATGACAGATGCTCACCAAAACCAGAAGAAATACAAAAAATGTTACATCTTTTGGAAAATGGATTTGCTTGTATTTTACTATACAATGTTGGATTCATGGGATTTTCAAAAGAACTAATAAGAAAAATAGGTTGGTGGGATGAAAGATTTATTCAAGGCTGGGAAGACAGAGATTGGGTATGGAGGATAAAACTTAATAATCTGGCTCTGTATGAAAGCCAAGAAGCAATGTATGATTATAGTTGGAGATCTCCTTTAAATCATCCTCCCGGACAATGTAGAGAAGAACATTTGCGAAGAAAGTATGATTTTAGTAAATACGAAGCAATTTATAAAAATTTACCAGAAGATACTTATCAGCATTGGGATTTGTTTATAGGAGATAATAGATCCGATATAAGTAATACGTGGTTGCCATGGGATAAATCTATATTGAATGTTGAATTTGATAGACCCAATTCAGGCGCATCAAGTTCTTCTATGGTACGAAATAGAAATATTGTGGAAAATTATCAATGAAAAATATATTAATAACAGGTGGACTTGGTTTTATTGGAGCTCATTGTATTGAACAATGGAAATCTTTAGGATGGAAAATCTGGATAATAGATAATCTGTCTTCAAATGCTATTGAAAATTCAAATAAATTAACGGACGATACTGAAGTTATTATATCTGATATTCTAAAAGTAGATTGGAATACATTACCTAAATTTGATTTAATTCTACATCTAGCATCTCCTGTTGGTCCCGTTGGTGTATTAAAACATTCGGGAACAATGGCAAGAATAATTTTAGATGATATCTATTGGGCAATCAAAGGGGCAAATAAAAATAAATGTCCATTAATTTTTATATCTACTTCAGAAATTTATGGATACCGAGAACATAAAAGTTATCTTGAAGAACAAGATGATAAAGTTTTACATGGTGAGTTTACTGTAAGAAATGAATATGCAATTGCAAAACTTTTATCTGAAATTGTATTGTGCAATCAAGCCAAAATAAATTCTTCGTTTAAGTATCAAATTATTAGACCATTTAATGTTACTGGTAAATATCAATTACCAGATGGTGGCTTTGTATTGCCACGATTTGTAGAGCAAGCATTAAAGAATAAAGATATAACAGTTTATTATTCGGGACAACAACTTAGAGCATTTACATGGGTTAAAGATATTGTAAATGGAATATACCTTGCATCCACAGCACCAGACCATTTATGGAATCAGGAATGGAATATAGGAAATGAATTAAATGAACAAACTATTCTTTACCTTGCAGAAAAAGTCAAAAAGCTTACATCAAGTACATCAAAAATAATTCATATTGATCCAAAAGAATTGCACGGTCCTTTGTTCTCAGAGGCACCAGAAAAAATACCAAACAGTGAAAAAATAAAAACACAACTTGGATGGAAACCAACTAAATATGTTGATGATGTTATTCAAGAAGTGATTGATTTTTATAAGTCAAAATGAAAACTGTAGCCTTTTATCAGCCTTTTATGAATGAACGTGGAACTTGTGTTGCCATGTTTGATTATGCACATTATAATCAAACACTGTTACACAATAAATCTGTGTTCATTTATGATTCAAAAGATTCACGAAATGAATCAAAAGGTCTTAAAAGAATAAAAGATAATTTTGAAACTTATGATATTTCATGCTCCAATTATAATAATGATAATGCAACTGAAAGAATAAAAAAAATAGATGATGCACTTGAGGCATCGGGTGCAACACACATTTATATGTGTAAATCTGGTTACAATGATGGTATTATTCCCACTAAAGCAAAAGTATTAGTCCATATAATGGGAATGGTTGATCCGGCACATAAACACGGTGATGTATGGGCATATGTTTCATATTTTTCAAATAATGCATGTTCGGGTGGAAAAGAAGTAGTTTTGCCATATATGGTTCATCTTCCCGATACCACAGATACTATTAGAAAAGAATTAAATATATCAGATAATGCAATCGTTATTGGTAGACATGGTGGTCAGGATACATTTGACATTCAGTGGGCAAAACAGGCTATAATCGACGTTTTACAACAAAAACAAGATATTTATTTTATATTCCTCAATACTCCAGTTTTTGTTAACCATGAACGTGTTATATTTTTAGATTCTATAGTGGATCCAATATTAAAAACAAAGTACATTAATACTTGTGATGCAATGCTTCATGCAAGAGATGTTGGAGAAACTTTTGGAATGGCTTGTGCAGAATTTTCATTTAAAAATAAACCTGTTATGACTTATTTCAATTCTCCTGAAAGAAATCATATTGAAATATTGGGAAATAAAGGTTTATACTATAATTCTTACGAATCTTTATTTAATCTTCTTTTAAATTTTAAAAAGAATTATAAAACTGATTGGAATTGTTATGGTGATTACACACCAGAAAAAATTATGAATATATTTAATAATATATTTTTAAGTTGACATTTATAAAAATAAAGGTATAATATTACATTAAAGGTAAATAATATGGAAAAAATTGTGATTACAGGTGGATTAGGATACATTGGCTCAGAATTGTGCAAACTTTATTCTGGGGAGACAAGATTTAAAAATATTACAGTAGTAGACAGTAGATTTGTCTCCGAGCGTGTAAAACAATTGCGTGACTGGGGATTTAATTACACACAAGCATCTATTCTAGATGAACAAATTATTTCTGAAATCATTAAAGATGCAGATGTAGTCATTCATTTGGCTGGAGTCACGGATGTTGCCTATGTAAAAACTCAAGCCGACCCAGAAAAGGATAAACTAATCACAGACACTGCTGTATTAGGTACCCGAAATATAATAAACAATGTAAAAAAAGAATGCAAAATTATATTTCCTTCAACTCATGTTGTTTATGAAGGATTTGAACAAACCACCACAGATATTTCAGAAAATGTTGACCCGTGCCCTGTATTAACATATGCACAGGGAAAAGTTGCATCTGAAAAAGATTTTTTTGAATCTGATAAAAATTATGTAATTTTAAGATTGGCTTCCGTATATGGATATTCTACCGATACTATGCGTATTGGTATTATGCCTAATTTGTTTGCTAAAGTTACTTCTTTAAACGGAACAATTAAATTGTTTTCTGGAGGGGTTCAGTTAAAGAGTCTAGTTCCTTTGCTAGATGTAGCTCGCTGCATGAAATTTATGGCAGAGAATAAAAATATAAACAGAGAACTATTTCATCTTTCCA